ATCGGTCTCGCGGATCTCGAAGAGCACATCGATTTCTGCACCGGCCGATCCGTCAAAGTCGGCCCATGTGTCCATCAAGGCAGTGCGCGCATCGATGCGGTCGTTGAGTGCCAGTGCCGCCACGCCGATTTCGGATCGGAGGCGGACACGTTTCACCGCACCGAGATCGAGCCCAGCGGCAAAGCCGTACTGCCCCTCCATCGTGCTTACCTGTGTCACGCCGTTCGCGGTTGCCGTTGCCAGCGTCAGGGTCGAACCCGTGACCTGCAGCCCAGATTTCGGGCCGAAGAAGCCGGGATCGGCCTGCAGGAAGTCCAAGGTCGAGAAGGTCAGAACCTGCGCGCCCTTGGTCGAGACCCGGGTCTCAGGCCCGGCGCGGCCGCCGCTGTCTTCAGCCCGCACCAGATAGGTGCCGGGTTTGAGCGGCACCACGGCGATGGCTTCGCCGCCCGACACCCGGTCCATCGAATAGCTGTCGGCCCAGGTGGCCGTCGCTTCCTTTGAATGCCGGATCACGATGTTGCCACCGACCCGCACATCGGGATCGGCCGAGCGTGTCCATTTGAGGATCGCAAGACCGCCCGCCGTTTGCAGTGTGACATTCTCGAGTTGGGCCGGAGGCGCGGTGAGCCCGAGTATTTCTGCTTGGGTTTCCTGCCAGGGCGAGGAGACACCCAGAACCGAGATCGCCTTCACGCGGAAGGCCCAATCCCCCGGCGCGATATCGCGGATTTCAAGGGCAGTCCCGTCGGTACGGCCATAGTCGATCCAGTCGGCAGCTCCCGTCAGTTTGCCTTGCAGCTGATAGGCCGCGACAAATCCCGAGGGTGCGGCTTCCCAAGCGACCTTGGCTAGAACCTTCAGCCCACCCCCATCCCGTGTGACATAGAGGTCCTCGGTGACCTGCGGTGCGCCGGGTGCCGGGATATCATAGGCATTGGGGAGCGCTGTCCGCGGGGCGGCTGCGTAGATCTGCTGCTCTGACGCTGACCAGTCATAGACCAAGGGCGATGTTTCGCGCAGCACGAGTTCTGGCAGGAGCAGCGCCCCATCGCCCGAGGCCGTCAGATCAAGACTGACCCCATGGACCTCGAAGGGTTTGGCCGCAAAGCCCCAGCGGCCATAGGAGAGCGTCACCACATCTCCGACTGTGGCCGCCCATGCCGACAGTTTCCCCGACAAGCGCACCGTCATTTGTCGACGCGCCCGCTCCAGCTCAATCTTGGCCAGCCGTTGGGCCATCGCAGCCGAGATCGTGAAGGGCAGCGAGATGTCGCGCCATTTCCGCTCACCCCCGTCCTCGGCGAGGTAAACATCACTCGCATAGGCCGGGAAGTCGTCGGGCTGCCAATCGTTCTCGGGGCTGACGAACTGCCCGCGCACACCGTTGAAGTTCGACGACATCGTCACGCGCGTCGCCAAGGTCAGCCCGCCCTCGCGGACATGGTCCGAAGTGAGCGCCACATCTGGTGCGCGCCAGGCCCCCGCGTGGATGCGCCAGGACCCGCTCGAGAAGGCGCAGCGGCCGGCGAAGCTCGACAGCATCCCCTCAATGATGGTCTTCGGGACCTCGGAGAGGGTAATCACCCCATTGCAGGCATAGCGCGGCTCTGACCCACCGCCTGCCAGCGCGACAGTCTCGTCGCAGATGTTCGCCGCCTCGACCAAGGACAGTTCATCAATGCCGTCTGGCTGACCAATGCGCGCGCCGATGCCCCAGGTTGAGTTGGCCATATAGTCGGCGAGACAAAGCGCGGGGTTTTCGGAATAGCCTGCGGTTTGCGTCCGCGGGTCCCAGATGTCGTCCTTCCCCTCGATGTCCACCGTAATGTTCGGGATGCCCCCCGGAAAGGCGTCCTGGTCATAGGTGAGGCGCAGCCGGATCGCAGCACAGCCCCGCAGCCGATGGTTCTCGGTCCATTTGTCGGGAAGCGCAGCTTTCAGACCAGCGAAGGCTGTCTGGTTGGCGGCGCCCAGTTTCTTTTCGACGAGGACCTTGCCGGCCCAACGGCCTTGGGCCACGCCGTCCGCGTTGAGGGCCATCTCGCCCTCGAAGTAAATCGCTCCAATGGATTTAACCCGGTGCGTCGCCAGCACGATCACCAGATCGAGGTATGTGTTGTCTGATCCTGAGGAATGCAGGAAGACGATGACCCCGCCCTTGCGGGTGCGGCCGTAGACGAGGTCGCGCGGCACGACGGGCTCGCGGATCGTCACCGTCCGCGGCTGCATTGTGGTCTGCGGTTTGGGCATCAGGGCCTGCGCCGCATAGGACAGCAGAAGTGTGCCGCCGATCCGCAGAAGTGCCGCACCAATTCCGCCTGCAGCCAATACGCCGCTGATCGCCCCCGCGATCGCGGTGACGGCTGTCACGATAAAAGGCATGGGGTCAGTCCAGGTTCAGATGGGCCAGGCAAGCTGGCAAGAGGTCAGTGGAACGGTCATGAGGCCTTCAGGGGCCATCCCAACCGCCGTGGCCCCAGTGCAGATGCCGAAGCCAAGACCGGTGTCCGCCAGAACGATGTCGCCGCGCCCAGCAAGAAGCACCGACGGGCGTGGTTCGCCCAGAAGCGCACGACCCATGTCCTCAAGCGAGGCCCAGCCCAGTCGGCGCATCACACGCTCGCCGCCGAGCGCCGTGGTGTAGCGACCCCGCCAAAGAGCAGCGACATCCTCACCACCGGTCAGGATCATGCGCGTCTCGAAAGCAAAGGTCGGGCAGTCATGAACGCCCCAGACGAAAGGCTTAGCCCTTGCCGTATCGATGGCTGCGGCGAGAAGACGTTCCCAGTGGTCAACGCGTGCCATCTTTATCCACGTCCCCAGGTGATTTCCCTGTCTTGGATCGAAGTGACGTATTCAAATCCAAGATCGCCGGAGAACAGCACCTGCTGGCTTTCATGGGTGTAGCGCCAGGTCCGGGCTACGGTGAGATCAATGAGCCGGCTCTCATAGCTGATGGTGATCGTGCAGGTATCCGCGTCATCCTTGATTTCTGGCACATCGAGCCGGCCCGAGAAGGCCTGAACCGGATCGGCGATGATGCTGCCATCCTCGGCCAGTAGTCCCAGCCAGATCCTACCCGGCAGGCCCTGACGCGCTTCATCGATCGCCATCTGCACGAGATCCAGTGGCACACCGGAAAGCGACACCGCTGTGCCGCCGGCCACAACCTCTCCGGTTTCATCAATCGCCCCGAGCCCCAGCAGCGACCCAGCCCCGGCCCAGCTTTCCCCGTTCCAGCTGACCTCTCCCAATCCCGACCAGATCCTGACCCAGCCCGTGGCGAACTGACCCTCAAAAAAGATGACCGGCCTGAGGCTTTGATCGGCCAGTGCGTTGGCAAAGGCCGTTGTGAGATCACGGCTCATTAGAGGGCCTCCCGCGCTGATATCGTGAAACGGTGCTGATCCGCACGGCTGATGACCGAAGGCACTGGAGCAGTGAGCCTCAACAGGACCGACGGGGTCTCAAGGCCAAGGAGCGTGCCGACCGGCACGGAAGCCCGAAGCGGCGGAACGAAGGAGAGAGTGGCCTCGCTGCCCACAGGCGTCACATCCGCCGTCATCTGGTAAAGCCGCGTGGTGGCATCCGACCCCAGCTGGAAGAAATCCCCCGCGCGAAGCCCAAGCCCCCAACCGGCCGTGCGCAATGTGGAGGCTCCTGCGACTTGCGCCTCGGTGACATAAGGATTGCCCGCCGCTAACGGCACCTCGATCGATGGATCCGGAAACAGAAACCGGCCCCGCAATCCCCCAAGGGCCGCAAAGAAGGCCGACAACCGCCGGGCCTTCGCGCCTTGCGTCACCGCCATCTCGATCTGGTACTCCCACCACGACGCACCCCAGTCTTGGATCTGGGACGTACCGGTGAACGGAGAGCGCGCCTCGGCAACGGACGTAATCAGCCTCCGCTCGAGCGAGGACACGAGCGTCAGCGGCAAGACAGGAATGGCCATCTCAGATCACCTGTCCCCGGCGCCGCCCATCGGCCACGCTTTCCTTGGCGATGCGGGCGATTTCCGGAATGGCGGCGCGAAGGCGCGCATCAATCTGTTCAGCCACGCCCATCTGCGCCCCGCGCGCGTCGATATTGACGATTACACCCGAACCAGTGCTGCCTTGTCCGTAGCTCGCCGCCTCGCGCCGGTTGAGCACCCGTTCACCGCGTTGCAGGATCGTCGGGACTTCGTCGGGGCGGAGCCCCGCCCAACCGCCGGAATGCATACGAGTAGCACTAGTGAACGCGACCGCGGGCACCTGGCGCGTGTGGCCCGACAGCCCAACGATACCGCCCGCATGCGAAACAGCCGCCGCGACGGACCCGCCGCCAAAGATGCCGGAGAGCGCCGAGGCGATGGGCCCCAGCACCGCACGCTTAAATGACAGAACCGCTAGGTCTGCCAGGATCGAGCGCACGAGGCCCTTGAAGTCAAACTTGCCCGTTTCAACAAAACTCCGGAACGCGCTTTCCGCACCGCTGAAGGCACCGGTCAGGGTTTCGCCGAGGCCTTTGCCCCAGTTCAGAGCATCCGTGGCATAGGCCTGAAGAGATTCAGAGACTGCGCGCCAACCGGTGGCGATCCGTTCTCCGGCACTTCCTGCCGCGCCACCGGCACGCCCCATTGCATCAGACAACCGATCTGCGGAAGCCGTGGCCTCATCCAGCGCCGCCGCGCCTTCTTCACCTGTGCCCGCAACGGCTTCACGAAGCGCGCCCCAGGAGGTGAGTGGGGCTGTCGCGCCGTTCGCAAGGTCTGTGGCGGCACGCCGGTAAATATTGGCTGTTTCCAGTGCATCCGCTGCAATTCCATCAAGGCCAAGATCTGGAACAGTAAGTGGGTTATCCTCGAAGGCTCGGCGAAAGGCCTCTGCTGCAGCCGTTCCTGCATCTGCGGAGGCTCCGGCAAAGGGGTTCGGGATGTCGCTAAGGCTGATCTCTCCGATCTGGCCAAAGGTGGTCTCGATGCCGACCGCCGCCAGCGCATCCCGTATGCGGCCTGTGAAGGCGTCAATTCGGCGGATTGCACCATTCAGCATGGCCTCGATCCCGTCGAGCATGCGGTTGGCCGCCGAGAAAACCAGATCCCCGATCACATCCGGCAAGCGCGACCAGATTTCGCGGACCGCCAAGAGCGCACCCTCAAAGGTATTCGCCGTGGTGTTGCCGAAGGCGACCACACTCTCGATGGCTCCAGCCATGCCGGTCGCCGCATCGGCTTTGAGATCATAAAACATGGCTGTGGCACGCGACCCGGCCGCGTTGGCCCCCATCTTGATCCGGTCCCAGACCTCGACAGCGACATCTTTCAAAAGCCGCATGGCTTCACCAAAACCGCCTGCGCCGGAGGCGAGCCGCGTGAACCAATAGACCAGTTCCCCTGCGCCGACGATGAGGGCGCCGATGCCTGTGCGGATGAGTGCACCTTTCAGAACCACCAGCGTGGTGGCGAGCCCACGAACAGAGAGTGCGCCTACCGCCATGGCGGCCACCCAGCGGCCTGCGAGGAAGGTGGCGAAGGTACTCGCATAGATCACGAGCCGATCAAGGTTGGCCAGTACCGCATCGAACGCCCGACTGATCGGGCTGGTGCTGGATGCAAGGGCGACAAACCCATTGGCCACTGCCTCCAGCGACGGGGCGAGCGCAACGGCAATCCGGTTGCGCACGCCGGTGAAGACCTGCCCGATACTCACGAGAGCCAACTCCGACCGGCGCATGGCTGCGATAGCGTCCGCATCAAGCACCGCGCCAAGCGCCTGTGCCTGTGCCCCGAGCCGGGTCATCTCCGCGCCGCCATTTTGCAGAAGCGGGATCAGCCGCGTCGCATCCGAGGCCATGGCCTCGAGATAGAAGGTCATCTCCTGTTGGCTGACGCCCGCGCGTTCGAGGCTGTCGACATAGAGCTGCAGCGCCTCCGGCCCGGAAAGGCGGGCGAACTGATCGGCCGTCACGCCAACCCGCGGCGCGATGTTCTCGAAGAAATCCGCCATCGGCCCGCCGCCGGTTTGTAGGAAATCCCCGACACGGTCGTTCACGTCCTTCAGGATATCCGCGAGCTTTTCTTGTTCGATGCCGACGGTGGCCGAGGCCGCGGACCAGCGCTTGAAGACCTCCGGCGTGGCATTGGCCACCTGAGAAAGCTGGCCGATCTCATTAGCCGCTGCCACGGTTGAGCGGGTCATCGCGACAACGGCACCGGCCAAAGCAGTTGCGGCGGCGGTCGCCGCGATCCGCGCTCGGCGCGCGAAAGCGGCCATGCGAGTGTTCGCGAGTTCCATCTCACGGCTGAGACGGCCAAAGCCTCGCGATCCAGCCTCTCCAACGCCTTCCAATTCGGCGCGCACCTGTCGGCCGCCAGTCGCGGAAAGCCGGACGGAAACGCGCTTTTCTGCCATGGAAAGACGTCCTCAAAGGATGACACCTCGTTCCCAATGAAAACGAGGTCAGGTGAGGCCTGATCCGGCCTGAAGGTGTTCATTGATCTTGCGCACCATCACCGCCTCAACGGGCGGCAAGAGTTCCGCGAGGATGAGGGGCGAAAGCCCGAGAGCCGCGCCGAGCTGCAGTGCGGCGCCGATATCCCAGCCGAGGACAGCGCCGCCGCTCACGCCTTCCGCCACCCGAACCTGGCCGCCAAGCCGCTGCACTAGATCCCAGACCTGCCAGCCCTCGAGTGTTAACGGTTTATGAAGGCTACGCGGACATTCCGTGCATGCAGAGGAACACGCCGCGCAATACTCACCGCCCCCGCCGAACTCCCACTCGGCGAGAGCGGTCAGACGTTTTTTTCCGCATCCAGAATGAGCGCGTCCGCGATGTATTTCGTCTGAAAGGCCTCGAAGATTGGCCAGAGTTCCAGCAGAGCGTCGATGCCTTGGGGCGTCAGGGCCAGCGGTTTTCCGACCTCATCACCGACGCCGTCCCAATCTTTCACGACAATGCGCGCCACGGCCTTGGCCACGATGCGCGCGAGGTCGTCGTTGGAGGCGCTCCCGTCAGCATCACCGGCGGCCGCGACGATCGTCGGATCGCTCCGCGCGGCCAACATAATGGCGGTGGTCAGCGGCTCGACCAGCAGACGGACACCATAGCCCAAGTCGAGCCACTGGGGTTCATTAGAAAGGTTCAGGCGCAGCACGGTCAGTAATCCTCGCGGTCGTTGGTGAGCGTTACGGTGCACATCCGGCCTGCGACGGCCTCGCTGGCGGCCTGCCAGTCAAAGGTGGCTTGCACACCTTGCGGGCCGGAGATCTCGATCCGCGGGCGTGGAAGGTAAACAGCATGCGCGGTAACGGTCAGGCTCTCGCCCGTTGGCAGCGTGTAGGAGAACTCCAACTCACAGGCCTCGCCGTTGATAGCCTGTGTCACCAGCGTCTGGTCCGCGAAACGCACAACAACATTGCCGGTCAGCGCAGCAATAGACGCGTCGGCGCCATCGATCTTGCCGTCGGCCCGGATCGTCTCGATGCGATCGAGATTGTTGGCATAAGTAAGGTCGGCAGAGACAACGTTTCCGATGTTGGCCCCATTCCGCGTAATGGCTCCGTTGAAATGGCCAAAGCGTTTCAGCGCGATATTGGTCGGCGTTCCGGCCGCGGTGATCGTGGCGATGGTTTCGCCCTGTGCCACGATGTTGGCC